GTTAACAACTGGTCTACCTGTGACTGTATGTTCATCAGGCTTCCAACCAAAGTCAATAAGGTATTCTCCAATCTGCTTACGAGAGCTTAAGTTAAGATCAATAGTCGTTGTCCTTGTGATGTGCAACGGGACAGCGTGATTCTTTTCAGAGAATAAAGCATACTCTTCCTCTGTTAATCTAACACCAGAGTATTTCTCTGCCTCTACCATAGTGTCAAACTTCTGCTTAAGGATGTAAGCTTCTTCTCTGTCAGCTATTTTAGAGATAGCACCAGTACTAGTATAACGAGGATACAGTTTAAGCTTTACTATCTTAGGAAGAAAGACTTCTCTAGTCTCTCTGTCTAATGCAGTCATACGTTCTCTTATCTGAGCTAACAGCATCTCTGCTTTAGGCCCGTCAAAGAAGAAGCCGCGAGCCTCTTGATCCTTCATTATAGCTGCTACCTGATGCTCAATGTCTACGGACAGTGGTGAGAATCCTCTACTCTGTTCACGTAGTTCAAAGTATACAGCAGTATTTAATTCAACATCTCTTACACAGTAGTCCAACATCTCAGCCGTGTAAGCATCAAACTCTTTGAAGTCAAGCTTATTAAATCCAAGAGTATGTCCCCATTGATTAAGACTATGACCACCATCTCTTACAGGGTTAAAGAGTCTAGATAATACAAGAGTATCTATAATCTTTTTATCCTTAGAGAAGTCAGGTTTATTCATCAGCCTTTGTACTACAGGGATGTCAAATCCTATTATGTTATGGCCTACTAAAGAGTCAGCAGAATCAAGAAGATTGTAACCTTCCTGTAACTGATCAGGGCCGTAGGTATATATTACTTTAGTGTCTACATCTTGAGCGACAATACACCATATCTTAGTAGCATCAAGATCGTCTGTCTCTATGTCAAATACTAATCTACTCATCATTCAAATCCTAGTACGACTTCTTCTTCGCTGTTGTTTGATACGTCATCTGTTTCAATCTCTGCGAGCCTACCTGTTTCGTTATCAAAAAGCAAGTGACTAGCTACACCAACGTCACCAGTGTAACGAGACTTCAACACCCTTATTCTAGTGGTAGAAGATTCTATAGGGTCATCAGATTGTTGGTTACGTTCAAGACTAATAACAGAATCGGATAACTGGGCGATGCTTTGGCTACCTCTAAGGTGGCTTAAGCCTGTCTCAATACCATTCTCATGTCCTTTGTTACCGTCAATCCTACGCAAGTGTGATACTAATATAAGACCTGCGCCTGTCTCTTCTACGAGAGTTCTTAAGCGGTGCATGATTGCATCAATTGATCTGCGTTCATCACCTTCTAAGCTAGTAGATACAAGCATATGCAAGTGGTCTACTACAACCCATTTACATTCACAGCCTACTATCATAAAGCGTAGCTTACTGAAGATAGAATCAATGTCATTGGCTCCGTGATGTGCGTGTACCCATACTCTGTTTCTGTTCTCGCCATCGTATAGTACATCAAAGAATCCATCTAACTCTTCGTCAGTATACTGCTCTCTGATTCTGTCAATGTGTAGTTTAGCATTGGCCTCAATAGAAAGTATGCCGTCAATGGTACGCCTCCAATCTTCTTCAAGAGCAATGATGCCTACGTTATCGGTAGTATGCTTTACTAGCCAGTGTTCTAGTTCCCGCGTTACACTGGTCTTACCTAAACCTGTACCACCCGTAAGTGTTACAAGCTCTCCCTGTCGTAGTCCTTCTAGCTTCTCGTTAAGACCTTGCCAAGGATAAGGGATAGAAGGTTTCTTTTCTCTGTTCTTATACTTCTCACGGTTGTCTGAAACATTTAAAACTCCAGAAGGAGTATAAGTCTTTGCGTCCCAGAAGCATTGAACAAATACAGAGTGCTTGTTATCTCTTAGTAAATCATTGGGGTCTTTATAACCTTCAGGTAGGGTAACAATCTTTGCTTTGCTAGGACGCAGAAGTCTAGCTACTCTACGCGCAGCTTCCTTTCCGGGCTTGTCCATGTCAAAAGCAATGACTACGTTTTCAAAGCTTTCAAGATATTCTAAGTTATCTTTTACATCTCTCTCTGCAGTGCTTGCAGATTTAATACTAACTACGGGCCATTTAGAACCAAGGAGTTCGTATGCTGCCATAGCGTCACACTCTCCTTCAGTAATTGTTATATACTTACCGCCCTCTTTGAAGAGCTGCATTCCGAATAGACCTGCCTTGTTGTTTCTTCCCTGCCAAGAAAAACCTTTGGAGGAAACGAATCTAACTTTCTGTGCTACTTCTCCTTCGCTGTCGTGGTAAGGGTAGATGTGTTTGTGAGTGTCACCGTTGCTGTCAAAGGTTACTTTAACGCCATACTTCTTGGCGGTTTCCATTGTGATTGATCTATCCTTTAAGGCTGCATACTGCCCTTCCTGTGCAAAGGATGCTGGTTCGTTCCTGTTGCTGTTATTGCTGTTGCTGTTGACTATTGACATTGTATTTTCCGTTGGTTTCTCATAGTTCCTTGTGTACTCATTGCAGCTAAAACAACGTGCACTCCCATCATAATTGATACAGAGTGCATCGCTGCTGCCGCAATCAGAACAAGGAAGGTGGGTTTCTTTAAACGCCATCCTCTTAGTCCTCTTCTAGTTGAGCTACCTCTTCTTCTTCAATTAAAGCCTCTTCATCTAGATTGTCCATGAGAGCAGCGTTGTAAGCTGATGCCGCTGCTTGAAGGACATCTATCCTTTTGGAAAGACCTTGTACTTCGGTCTGTATTTCAGCCAAGTAATTGAATGCAGTCTTTGCGGTATCATTCAACTTCTCTACATCGTACAAACCGTCATCGGTTTTAAAAGTATATTGTGCCATTTAAAATGCAATCTCCTCTTCTGTGAATGGTGTGGCTGCTTCGCCTACTTCTACCAAGTCAATGACTTGAACAGCGTTTAGCAGTGGTCGCTTGAACTTGCCTTTGTAATATACCATTGGTGCCCATTGTACAGCTACCGTTGAGCCATTACCTATCAGCCCAGAGAAGCTGTTCTTGTCACCGTCAACTACAATAGGCGGCAGATTAATAGAGCCGTTACTATTTGTATGATACTTATAAAAAGTAATCACGTTGTCTTCAGTATACTTAGACTTACCTGCAGGCTTGAGTCCTACGTTAAATCCTGCACGTTGGAAGCGTTCAAAGTCTTCCGCTGATACAGCTAGATTTAACTCCCAACCAAACTTACCGGAGCCTTCTTGCTGCTTCTCAGAGTAGTCGGGTATAGGCTGTTCTCCTACGTGAGCGTAGTAGCAAGTGCCGCGTATGATTTGAGGAATCCCATCAATCATCTTCATTAATTGTATCTCCTTGGTTTGTGATAAATTGTTCGTACAGTTCGTAGGCATCTTCTGAGATACCTTCTCCAAAGCTTATGACATAAGTACCATCCTCCTCAATGGTGTGTAACTTGGTTGCTATTTTATCTGAATATAAAAGACCCTCATGCTTTATTTTAAAAGCAAAGAAATCTTTTTGAGAGACTCTTATGGTTCTGTTCACGATTTACCTCCTGCGATTATTATTTCATTTAAGAACTCAGGGAAGAGGCTAATCATATCATCTTCTGATGCAAATAGATACCCTTTTGTTTCCATGCAACGTTCTTTTATAAAAGAAAAGAAGCTGTTCTTTACTATGTTTTCAGGTAGTTCTGTACCTAAAGACATAACAAACATTCTAGACCAAACATCGTCGAAAGACATATAGAAGTCTTCCATGCCTTCAACCCATCCTTCTTCGTTAGTGTTGCTCATTAGTCTTCCTCCTCGCCTATCATATCTATTTTTAATTTAGCATCGTCACCCCAACAGTATACCCTTACCTCGTGACCATCTTTATCTTTTATTATAATGTCCCAAGAGTCGTATGCTTGTCCTACTCCATCTTCTCCTGCTTTACATTTCTTAATACTGATCGTGTTTGTATCGTGTACAAATAGATTAGTTCTTATTGACATAATGCACCCCAAGAATGTTTAAGTTCTTCACGTTGTTTAATTTCTTTATTAATCATATTGGCTACCCATTGACATTCTAACTGAGCATCAGAGGCGGCTCTTAGTTTAACTACTCTAGCAAAGGCAACAAGTGATCCTGTCCATATCCATTCAGTCATCATAGATTGAGGAAGAACCATACGTGCCTGCTCTGGTGCGACTCCTGTTGCTATCATGTTATCAAAGACAGCAGCCGCTTGAAGCATAAGGTCTTTGTATTTTGCGTCAAACCTTTTACCTTCAAACAACTCATCAGATGAGCCTTGCTTTTTATCAGCCGCTCTCTTGCGCCATGCTATGGGATGATGGAACTCAGGCTCACTGTCAACGTATCGTCTGCTTACTTCATTCCAGACCATTCCAATTTGATGCTTGACTAACTGTCTTGCTACAAATACAGGAGCTTTGATTCTAAACTGTAATTGCACATGAGCAAAAGGAGTCCAGTGATCGTGCTTCGCTAAGTAGTTTATAAGACCTTTGTCTTTATCTTTAAAAGTGTCAGACACATTACTAAAGGAAACTCTCGCACTGTTCACAACAGTTAAGTCACTTCCCATTGTATCTATTAGTTCAACTTTAATACCCAATGTGCTGCTCCTACAGGTAAGGCGATAGAAAGTAATAGTACTATAAATATAAATAAAAGTACAACCTTTTTTTCTTTTTTTGTAATATAACCTGAAGCTATATCGTTAAAGAATCCTTTAGTTGCTGACTTGATTCTAGCGAATGTACGTTTTGCTTTGACTATTAATGAATTCATTAGCTTCTTCCTCCGGTAATAAGTATCTTAAGATTTCATGAAAGCTGATGACAGTAGGTATGTCCTGCTGCCACTGGCTCTTTTGTCTAGGTAGTTGACTACGATTATCATAGCCTTCCATTGTTTCAAGCAAAGTAATATAAGATTCTTTGATGTAGTTAACACCAATCCTTTCTGCAGTGTCCCAATCTATGCTGACGTTCATTCTTCTTTCTCCTCAGAGTTTGTGGTGAGCATTTTTACAGTCACATGCTCTCCTTGTGTCAAGTTGTACCGCTCGCGGAAATCTTTTTCTGCTTCCTTCTTACTCGCTGCAAAAATAAGTTGATAAATGCTTTCCACCTTCTCTGCTTCACATGTGTACCAGATTTTATAATTCATTCTTCTTTCTCCTCTTCTTTATGTTTTTTATACCCCCGCTTCTCACGTTTTTTGCGGTCAACATAAGTGACAGGTCGATTGAACT